ATATCAGCAACAAATTCATTTCGATCAATGACTGCTGCGGTATTATTTGTTTCATCGCAAATCACAACAAAGTCAAATATACCTCTGTTGGATTGAACCTCTCTTAAGAATGGTTCAACTATATTTACGAAGTTTGTTCTTGTTAGTTCATCGTTGAACTCAAAGAGTTGATCCTTAGCCGCTGCTGATATAGCATCTTCTAAGAAAATGAACAATCTACGAACGTTGATTCGGTCAAATGCCGATCTCTTACCAAATGATGTCTTGTCTCCAAAGAGAACAATACCAGCACCTGGTTGTAACATAACAGGATTAACTCTATTTGAATATAGAATGTCTCTCTGTTTCTTGCCTGGATTGTAGGCAAGTTTCACTGAATTAAGAATTGCACCTCTTGCAGTACCCGCTGGAGAGAACCAAGGGAACTGTTCAATGTCAGTTCTTGCACAACATCCAGCAATATCTCCATTTAGTGGAACATATCTGAATGTATTATTAAATCTATCAAACATAAATTTGTATCCACTATCGAATACACCATATGTTGAAGATGATATTGGAGCATAGTAACTTACGATGTTTTCAGTCATCGTATCAATATTATTCACTGTGACAGTTCCTGCTGAACTATCATTCAAGAATGCTTGACGATAGGGTGAGATAAATGCAACTGCATCTTTTCTAAATTCTGCAACTGCAAGAACTTTTTCTGCAAGTGCCTGTGACTGCTCTTTTGGATGGTGAGCAGCACCCATCATGATGAAGTCTACTTCGACTTCCTCTGTATTTGAAAATAATTCGTAACCACTGATTAGGTCATCAACACCTGATGTCAAAGCACCGACTGTTGTGTAGTCTGTCTTATCTCCATAGTTTGTACCACCTGCAAGAGAGGCAGTTACAACACCTGAAACACCAAAGTTTACTGCATTTGCATCCTGATCCCATCCACTATCAGCATCTAAAGTGTTATTAGATGGAATACTGTATCCAGCAGTTGTAACTCCAGCTGGTTCACTACCACCGTAAATGTATTGTGAATTAGTAGCAAGATACTTTCTCCAGTATGATGTTGAACCTACTGAGTATTCAGCGTCTTTTGCTTTAGATAGATTGAGATGTTTCTCAAGGATTGTTCCTGTATTTCCAGTAATTGTTCCTTTGTCATCAATCACAACAACGTGAACTTCATCAAATCTACCTCCTCTAGAAGCAGCGTATGTTGATGTGCTTGGTCTATCTGCGATTGCATCCCACTCTATCTTAAGTGGATTACCATTTGCATCTGTGCTTGTTAAAACAATTTCTTGTCTTTCAAACCAGTCAACTGCTTGTGTGTAAGTAACATCAACACCATTGAATACAACTGGACTACCTGCTGTAGTTAATCCAACTGTTCCAGATGGTGTAAAGTTGTAAACTCCACCTTGCTGATAATTTTGATTTGTGACTGTACCAGCAGCAGAAACATGTGAAAGAACTTTAACTTCAAGTGTAGTATCTGTGCTCTTTGTCACAATTCCTTTTATGTAACCGTCAAGAACACTTGTTCCACCAGCACCTGCAGCGACTCTTCCGACTGCTGTTTGTGTTACCGCTGTACCAACTTGAACTGTATTACCAGAAGGAACAGTTAATATTTGGTCTGCAGCTGAGTCGATTATTGATACTAATAATCCGTTTGCATAACTACCAGGTGTTTTTGCTGCGACTGTTACACCAGTTATTGTATTATCATCGTAACCTAATTGGTTATAGTGAGTATCACTCTTAATTCTTATTGAAGATGCAGCACCTACAAAAGCATTTTTAAGACCAACACCAGTCAATGTATTGAAATCATCAGCACGGATGACTTGCATTGTTCCACCGTATGCTAAGTAGGAAGATGCAACCATCCAATATTCGTAATGATTGTCTATTGAGTAGGGTTGTCCAAAAGTCTGTAACAAATCCTCTTCATTTTCAATCAGTTGTGGTTCCTCTACAGGACCTTTAGTAAATGGAGCAACTAACGCACCAATAGAACCACTTGTAGGATCTACGTTACCGATTGTTAGATCGACTTCTCTTACTAGGACACCAGGAGAGGCTAAATTTACCGCCATCTTGTATTCTCCGATCTCAGGAATATTTTTCTGAAATTATTTATTAAAATACCCTTTTTCATCGGGGAAACGATGCATGAACTACCAATCAGGATATTCCCATATGTTTTTCATTTGCTTTTTTGATTTTTTTACTCTTGATATTGTACAAGTTTTACACTCATAAGAATATGAAGATTGAATACTTTTATTCTTTCTTATTAAGTAAAAACCATCTATCAAATCTTTTATTTTACCACACACTCGACATTTACGTTCTGTAAGAACGAAATGATCAAGTTCCATTTGTTCATCAAAATCCATTACAGAACTTGAATAACTCCGTTACAATCTGGAATATCTTGAAATATCTTGTTTTGTATACCTTGTTTTAGAGTCATAGCACTCATCGCACAACTCGTACAGGCACCACCTAATCTTACTTTTACAAACTTTGTTTCTTCTTCTATTTCTACAAACTCCACAAAACCACCATCTGCTTCAATATAAGGAGCAATTTCAGATAATGATTTAATTACATTACTTGCTGTTAATTCCATTACATATAATCCCACATATAAGAACGGTCTCCATATTCATCAGTGTGCCATAAATCTCCGTCTTTGTCAACAAAAGAAGTATCGTCCAATCCATCAGACATAAAACCAAAAGGTGCCATATCCTGTTCTATTTGATTTTTCTGTTCCTCATATATTCTCTTTCTTACATCATTATCAGTCATTTCTTTGAAATAATCCTGTGCAACTAACCAAGCAAATATAACCAAACACATTGCTAGGTCATCATTACACCCCTCCTCTGCTTCAAATGAATTATGTTTTTGTGCAAAAGTAGTGAGTTCAGAGATTATATCATAATCAATCACGAGTATCTTATCATCTTCTAACAGTGTTTTAAGGTTTGAACATCCTAATTTCTTTACTGCTTGTGTAGTTCTTACACCTAATTGTGATCTTTTACCACTAAAACCTGCACCAACAACTTGACCTGCACGACCTCTTTGTGAACACATTAGTAAATTATCATACTCTAAATCATAATTTAAAATAGATGCAACCTGATCACCAATATCATTTACCTCACATAATATAAATGCTTTATTATATGCTTTACCTATATCATCGATAATACTTGGAAACAACATTGGTTTGATTTCATTGTTTCGATACTTTGCGACTGCTTTATATGGAAAGTTAGTTATATCAAAAACAATAAATGCAGAATAATCATTACCTAAACCACGAGCAACGTCAACTGTAATTAAGTAATTGTGATCTTTTATAGGAACTTCATATACATCTAATCCAGCATTTTTTTGTATTGGATTTTCATATACTAGATTTTTTAACTTTGCTGGATTGATTAGTGTATTAACAGATCCTAGAAACTCACATTCAAACTCAACTTTAAATTGTTGCTCTGATGTGTTTGCTATTGTTTGTTCTTTCCAAGTTTCATCACGACCTGGTACTTCAGACCAGTGAACTTCTGTTGGTACATACTCATTTTTATCTCTCTCGGCATCATGCCACATACGATAAAAATGATTCATACCTCTTGGGGTAGAAACAATTATAACTTTTGATTTTTGACCAGAACTAATAGTAGGATATACAGAAGCAAAAAAGTCGTCGGCAATATGATTTGGTATAAAGGCGAACTCGTCAAGAAAAATAACATTATAAGAACCACCACGAACGGCTGAAGATGACGTAGAGTTCGCTGAAATTTTTGAACCATTTTCTAATTCTAAAGAACCTTTATTCCATGATATTATACCTTGCTGCATCCATCTTGGCAAATTTTCATATGCTAATTGTAATCTACCTAATAAATCTCTGGCAGTGGATGCCTTGTTCGCCAATATAGCAATATTGATATTATCATTAAAAACTGCGTAATGTAAGAGATAAGATACAACTGTAGTGGATTTACCCGTCTGCCGAGGCATCTTACAGATGTTAAAACGGTTTTCATGGAAATTACTTATAAGTTTTTTCTGGAAAGGATACATCCGAAATGGAACTAATCCTTCGTCAATCGATACAATCTTTATATGTTTGTTTGCAAAATATACAGGATCTTCTTTACATCTCATAAACTCAAGAATATTCTCTTGAGAAAACTCAATAGGAGTATTTGCCTTTTTTAAATTAGGATTACCAAGATAAACTTCACTCATTTAAATAATTACGAAATAGTAAATGCCACCTTAACTACTTTGACACTTCCACCATTTGATGCTGCAGTTAATGTATCTGTAAAATCTTTTTCAATTACAATTGATTGTAAAGTACCTAAAGTAAAACTACCAATTGTAGTTCCACCTGAATCTTTTCTTGTTATGACTAACGCTGCGGAATGACCATTGTAAAGTCTTACCACACTAGCTGAGTCAACATTTGAAGCAGATGATAAGTCACCCTCTGCTGCTAAGACTTTAATTAACATAATTCTAAACTTTTATTGATTATTTATGTTGTTTTTATTTTTTTACTAAATCTAAAGGAAGTTTAAACTTAGTACCCTTCTTAAACTCAATTTTTTCTTTTTCCTTATTTCTTAAAAAATTGGTAGGATCTTCGGATTTATCACCATACTCTTTCATAGAACTCATCTTCTGAACCACTTCAGATATAAATTGTTTAAATGTTTTCATCAGCAGTTCCACCTTCTTAATGCTTTATTTATTCTTGAATCTGGATCTCTTCTTGTTTTTGCAGAAGTAAGTTTTTTCTTCATACCTTTCATTCTTCTACAAAAAGATAATCTTCTCTTTGCATCTTTAGAACCTTTCTTGAGTTTTTTAGGATCTTTTGTAACTGCAGTTTTTAATTTAGAACCAGGATTCTCACGACGATATGCCTTGACTGCCTTTTTACTCAAACCATCAGTCTTATCTTGACGATTTACCTTTTGCCAATCTTCACCTAAATCTTCTCTCCAATTAGACATACTTTCTTTAAGTGGTTTTGGTTTAATTATATCAACAGTTTCAATTTCTGTAAACTTGATATCATCTTTATTCCAATCTTGAATCAATAATTCACTCTCTATCGCAGTATTTTCTTTCATTGCTTTTTCTAAATCATCTGCCTGTTTTGCGTGTGTTTTAGAACCCTTCCTTAATTTACCAACTAATTTTTTAACGTGTGGTATATCTTTTTTATCTAATATTTCCTGAATGTTTTCCTCTTCCATAGATTTTTTTCTAATAAAAGCATAAAAAACTTCTTTACCCTTTTTCTTTCCATATTGATCTTTAAAACTATCCATCATGTCATCAGACTTTTCATATTTTTTCTTCAACATTGTATCCTTTCTCTTTTGAGCAGGAGTCATTGTTGCCTCATCCATAGGTGAAAGACTACCATAATTACCTAACTTCATTCTTGTATGCTGACTAAATCTAGATTTCTTTTTATTATCACCAGGTTCAGGCATTCTTTTAATTGTTCTTGTACCAGGCACCACTCTAATTTGATCTCCTGTGCCAGTTGCTTTGCCATCCTTATCTCTTTTCACAGTGTACATATTATCTGGCATATAATTTACTTTACTTATTGGACCTTTTCTATCTGCAACATACTTATCAACTTGTTTATCAATTGCAGCATCTTTTCTTTTTTTACGTATTTCATTAAATTTTCTACCAATTGCACGAGCACCTGCAACTGCTCCTAATAATCCAGCAACAACTAATGCACTTTTTGCATCTTTTGGTGTTTTACTTAGTAACTTAGCAGCACCTTTAACTCCTGGTACTTTTGATGCTGACTTTGGTAATTTTACTTTTTGTTTCAAAAAATTTTTCACATTATCTACTTTTGCACGAAAACCAGTCGGTGTAACATTTATAGGATCCTTTGGTGCCATTCCAACATCTTGTCTTGTTGCTTGTGACATCCTCTTCTTTTTGCCAGTGCTATCGATAAAAAATTCGTCTTTTCCTTTTCCAATTTTCCTCTCTTGAATACTTTCAAGTTCACTTCTCCAATCAGAATACTCTTCCTTTCTAGTCTTTTTCTTTTTCACACAGTTTGGATATCTCTTTCCAAACATAGTTTTCATACCTTTCTTCTCATAACCTGGCCAACACTTCTCATTAAGAGTTTCTCCATCTATCTCGTTAGACGCTGCAAGATCTCTGTAAGGAGGTGTCTTATATTTCTTTTCCTTATCCTTTGGTAGTTTTTGACCTTTGATAAAATTACCGTAATCCCCGTGAATTAATTTTATCTCAGATAGAGTTTTTCTTGCGTATGTCATTGTTTAAAAATCGTCAATTTTACCAACTGAAACCTTTGCTTTTGGTTCCTTATCTATAGACATACTTGACACTTCTTTATCTACATTCATAAATTGTTTTTTTACATTTTTAGCATTTTTTACATTTTGTTTTTTATTAGGATTCACCAGTGATTTTGTATCACTCTTTCCTGCTGAAGTATCAACTCCAATAGTCTTACTGCTACTGCTTGAAGTGTTACCACTTTTTAAAGGAGGTAATCCTTGTCTTTGTCTTCGTCTATTTTTAATATCCATCAATTGTGCTTTTTTATCTGGATCATTAGCAAATCCGTCGGTGCTACTGCCAGAAGTTTTTACCGTTGTACGTGTAACTTTTTGCCCCTTATCATTAGTTGTTGTTTTTTGAGTTACATTAGCACCTTTAGGAATTGGTTTTCCTGAACCTGGCATAGTTTTAATATTACTACCTCCACTTGAGTTTCTACTCAAATCGTTTGCAGATTTACCAACTCCTTGTTGACGCATACCTTGAGGATTACTTGGCATAGGTTTTCCCTGTGTGGGTGCTGTTGTCTCCTTTGGTGCAGGTGCTGCTTGTTTTTCTTGAGTGGGTGCTGGTGCTGTTGTATTACCTGCTCTTTTTGATTTAAAAGCAGCATTTCTTGCTCTTGCCCTATCTCTCATTGATTGAGTATTTGCAGCCTTTACATCAGCAATAGTTTTACCAGAAGCAATTCTTTTCGCAGCTGCCATCTGTGCTGGAGTTCTTTCTTTACCTTGTCTTGTTAAGTTACTTACTTGAGGTTTTGATTGTGGTGCAGGTGATGCTTGTGTTTGTTGTGGGGCTGGTTTTGCTTCAGGAGCTGGTTGTCTTGTTTGCACTGGTGTTGGTTTGGGTTTACCAGACATATTTTGACTACTTCGAGAAATCCTACCTTGAATTGGTTTTGGTTTCAAAACACTAAATTGTTGTGCGGCTCTACCTTGATTTTGAGCAGTTCTTTGCTGCTTCATTTTCATTCTATTTGCCTGATTTTCAGTTAGTTCAAAATCAAATGAATCTCTCCAATCATAATGATCATACATTTTAGTACGATAACCTTGACCATACATTTTTGCTTTTTTATCTACTTCTGGTTTGGATTTAGTAATTTTACCAGTTTTAGGATCTTTTTTATAAGTTGTTACTTTTCCAATTTTTGGTTTACCCTGACCTGAACCTGCTTTACTAGCTCCTTCAATAGTTTCCGTATCAGGATCTATATCTCCAGAATGTTTTTCAGCCTCTGATGATCTAATAAATTCATCATCTGCATCTGGTATGGCACTACCTTTTGTCCTTGTACTCTTAAATATATTCTTCAATTTAAGAGCACCTGCTCCAGTTGCAGCACCAGCACCGATTGCTTTTAGTGCACCAGGAACTTTTGGTGCAATCATTCCACCAAGTTTTAATGCTGCTCCTACACCTTCATTTACTTCATATTCGACTTCTTCTTTACGACTGTTACCCCAGTTTGCAGCACCTACCTTACGACACTTAACTAATGCACCTGATGCATATGCACTTGGCCAGACTGAATATCTTGACTTAACCTTATGATAGCAAGCATCTTTTGTACCACTACCTTTACCTTTCTTATCTTTTACTTCCGTGATTGTTTCACCTTCTTCGCCTGTGAGAGGAGCATCAGAGTCTACGTGAATGACCGGTGGCTTATCTCCTGAGTCAGTTTTTAGCATGTTTGGGTCCACTCCTAGTGTTCCCTCTTGAAGTGACCAGTAGATCCACATAGGCACCTCTTTTTGTTCACCATCTTTTCCAGTAAAATTAA